CACCTTGTTTATAGTTAATGCTTGGTGCTCCTGCGTCTATAGATTCATTCATTGAAATTTTTTCTTCCATCATAATATATCTCCTGAGTTTATTAGTTTACTTTGTTTTTGACCATAAATCAAGAGGAGGCATAATAACCTTTACATCTTGAGCCATCTCTTCTGCTTTGTAACCCTTAGCTTCCCAGTCTTTTTTTGTCTTAAAAACTTCGCCAGTTTCTTTGTGTCTATATGTTTCTTCCACTTTTGCTTGTAGTATTTCCATTATGTTGTTACCTCTTTTTTGATGTTTAGATAGCTAACTCCAAAATCAAATGAATCTGTGCTACCTGCTTTAATGGTAAGGGTCGTACCCCCTACTACTATTAGCGGTTGGGTTAATAATTCTTTCGTCTGATTTGCCGTTAAGGCTACTGTTTTAATAGCTGTAAAAGCATTATTAGTAACGGTTACACTGGGAGTACCAGCTGATGTAACAAGAATAGATTTGATAACATAGGTTTCACTTACTAAAGGATTACCTGCACCAAACGGATTAAGTTCTCCATTGCTGGTATTGTTATCTATTCCTACAAAGTCGTATTGGTTTACTACTGCCATTAATCTAAAAAGAAGCTTCTAGCTTCTATCTCCTGTTTTAATTCTTCTTGAAAAGTAGAATTTAATTTTTCTAACACAGCATCTAAATCTCTAACTAAAGATTGTGCTATATCTTCATCATATTCTTCACTTGCTCTGGTTAATGTTTGTACTATTTTTGCCATTATCTTCTTCCTCCAGCTTGTATATCTAACCTAAAAGTTCCTAATTTCCAACTAGTATCAACTGCTGTATTAGATATAGTTAGTGCTATTGATCTAGCTCTTGCACGTGTATCTACTTTTGTAGTACTTGACGTTACTGTAAACGGTCCAAGTGAAGAACTTGCCGCAGTTTCGCTAGGGTAATCTCTTAAATCTAATTGTATTATTGTGTTACCATTTTGATTAATAAAGTCTGGAATAATTCTACTGACCCTCATAATATTTTCACCATCACCTCTAAGGTCAGCCATGTTAGTAGCCGCACCTCTTACAACTTTTTGAGTAATGTCATAATCACCTGACGTAATGTTAGCTGGAATAGCTGTAGTTACACCAAGTCTTATTTGATTTAAACCTGTTTCGTGTTCATAGTAATATGAAATTCCATCTGTGTTGCCCACTACATCAAACGATGTATCTGTGCCCGCATCATACTGTGTTGCATGTGGTAAACCAAACACTGCAGAATCTTGCCAAGTTGTTCTAGTAAATAATGTACTGTCATTTGTAAACCATATAGGTCGCTTTGCTGTTGAATCTAAATAACTATAAGTAACCGACCTAGTATTAACGTTTGAATCTGCTGTAGGATAAAACCAGGTAATTTCACCAAACAAGTTATTAATACCACAATAAATAAATTGATTAGAAGTTGTATTTAAATTATCATAAACAAAATCTTCAACCAAACAATCCATTGATTCTAGTTTACCGGTGTATCTAAAGAAACCATTATCAGACATCCAGTAAGCAGCACCGTCAACTTCAACAGCTGCGTTCTTACCAATCAATCCACAGTTGGTTCCAACTTGTTCGTAAGCAAATGTAAAAGGAGTTCCAACAAATCTCATAGTAAATAAAGAAGTGTCTGACCAAATGTAAATTGCATTTCTACCAAGCGTTGCACCAATGATCCGTGATCCAGCGGCTAGTCTTTGTGTACCAGCACTATTGATCGCTGTAGGTGTGTAGTCATTTATATTTTCTTGAGAAGAAAATCTTATAAACATATCATCTTGTGTAGTCTTATCTCCAATAGTTGTTTCTGTTCCAAAAAATACTAAGTGACGATCGGGAGTCGATACTAACATGTCACGTGACGCTGTCGGTGCTCCTGTAATAATTGAAGCTCTTGTAGCGGTTGCGTTAGTTAAATCAGAATCCCATTCAAAACACTCACCATTAAAAATTAAAGCAATTAATGTACTACCTAAATTGTCCAAGGACCATAGACCCGGTTCAGCTACAGTATCCGTATCAGCTGATGATTGACCCCAACCAGAAAAACTACTGTGGTTTGTAACTGTAGCTCCTGTGTTGTGAAGAGCATTAGCTGTGCCTCTAACGTTTCTAGTTATCCCTGTTAAAGTATTTGTTCCTGTGTTAACTCCCGTATAAGAAATCTCTTCCGTACCTACTTGTATAAAATTAGTTCCCGTTGTTGGAAAATTTAATACAGATGTTAAAACAATACTAGTTCCCGTTCCACCTGTCCCTGCTGAGTTAGCAGATAGTGCTCCATTTAAAGTTGTTGTTTGAGGCGCAGTTACTGTCCCACCGTATTGTGATATACCATAACCAAAAACTCCAACCTGTTCTGCTGGACCCACATGAAAGTATTGAAAAAAAGTAATACCCCCAGAAGTAGTAGCACCAGATCCGCTTTCATTACCAGGCATTGTAATAGTAATTGAATTGTTACTAGGCACACTTGATACCATAAATTTTTTATCTGCAAAATCTGCTGCACCAAAATTAGAATTAGTAATAGCAGAAAAAGTTGAGACATCTCCAAATAAAATAATGTCTCCTGCTTGAAAAGAAATTGTTGTTGGAAATGTAATAGTAATGGTTGGTGATCCATTAGTTGTGCTAAATGCATTTGTAATAGCTGTGCCTGTTGGATTAACTAAAGGATGTATATCATAGTAAACTTCTCCTGAGTATGCGTATAAAATTCTATTGGTTCCAATAACAGCATATTTAATACCTTCTCTATTAACCATGTGATGTAAACCCCTGGCTGCACCCGTTAATTTACTATCTCCTAATTGACTCCAACCGCCTATCTTCTCTGGTGTACCATATCTAAAACGTACGTTTTCACCGCCAGTCCACTCAGACTCGGCTCCTGTAGATGTAACTTGTTTGTTGAATCCTGGTAAAAACCCTAATTTTTGTAACATATAAATCCTTATAAAGGAGACAGTAGGTATGGTGGATTACTGTCTCCATTATAGGGATATATCATTGTTTAAACCAAGATGGAAGACCTAAATGCAAACGTTTGTCAAACATATTATCTTTAGACCCTAAAGTTTTTCTATTGTTATAGTGAAGAAATACTTGAGCACAGTCCTTACCCTTAAATTTTTCTCTCCAATGTTCTAAATCACAACCAAGATATATTAACATATCTCCTGGTTTTAAATCTACTTTAATTCCTTTACTGTTTTCAGATACATAATTACCATCTTCTTTATAAAAACCTTTTGTAGAATCCAATTCTAAATAAATAGGCCAAGAATCTCCACCTAAATTCATAGTAGTTGATATCTCACAACTAAATCTATCTTTATGTCTTTTAAGTTCATCTCCTTTTTTATAAATTCTTGCATATGTATAAGAGGGGTATAATTTTAATCCTGTAGTCTTTTCCATAATAGGTTGACACTTTAACATTAAAGTCTCCATAGCAATATCCGAATAATGACAATAGGTTTCTGGTACCTGGTCATTTTTATCTTCATAGTGACCGATAATATTTTCAAAAGGTGAAATGTATCTAGCCTTACGACAGGTATCTAACACTTGTCTTTTCATATGAAAGTAATTATATAAAAATAAAGCTAAATCTTTATCTATTGCTTGTTTTATAATTACGTATTTATTTTTCTTAAACATCTTTAGCCATTTCTTTTGGTATTGCTTGTATATTCCAATGTATAAATCTAAAAGGTTCAATGCCATAATCCATTGAAAACTCATGTTCTAGATATCCTGGAAAAATAAGTAGCGTTCCAGGTTGTGGTTTAAAATGAATTAAATCATCTCCATTTAACATTTTTGTTAATCCATTTTTCATTTTTAATTTTGTAGCTCTGGCTCCTGTTCTTGGTTCGTGAAATACTGGTATAGATGTTTTGTTACTACATTTTAAAAAATAAAAACCTGATACGTGTTGATTCCAATGCACGTGTGCAGAATGATGTCCACCACCTTTTTTAGCAAACTCTTGTACCCACATTTCACTAAATAGTGTTGTGTATTGTTCCATATCATAACCTTGATGATCTAAATACTCCCAAGACTTTTGACCTATATAGTTTCTAAAATCTAAAAAATCATTATCTGCCATAAGAGGTGTTGAATGATATGATCTTCCAAAGTCGCCAAACTTTTTTATATGTGCTTTAGCTTCTGGAAAATTTCTAGCAGCTTTAACATATTTGTCAGATGCTTTTGTTAATGATTTCACAAATTCTGGTTTTTGTTCAGACCAAATAGATGTTTTAAAATATTCACTTATATTCATATTATTTAAATGGATATCCTAAGTTCCACATTACTAGTGAATATCTCGTTCCTTTCGTTATGGGTTTAACTCTATGCCACACAAATGATGGAAACACAATAATAGATCCTTTAGGCAGTATCTCTTTTACTTGTTTTAAATGTTTAACTTCGTCTCTCATATGAGGATCATAGTTTCTAAAATCAAATTCTAATTCTCCACCTTCATATTCTGAACCATCGGTTAATTGACAAGTCATAGATAGTTTTCTAATCTTACCAAAGTCGGGTCCTTTTTTTTCATAAGGCTTATCCCAAGAATCACAATGCCAATCATAATATTGATTGAGTTTATATTTTGTAAACTGACACGATTCAGATCTATCCCATTCATAATTCCAACCTGCAGATTTATTAGCTCGATGAATGTAAGGGTGTAGTTCTTTATAAATCCAAGTATCATTTAACCAAACTAGATCAGAGTTTCTTTTTCTTTTTATATCTCTAATTTGATCTTTAGTTAATTTTTTATTACCATAGCCACCTGTTCTTGCCATAGTTTCTGCTTGTGATAATCCATGTTTTATAATGTCATCACATAATTTTGGTGGTATTACACCATTAAAATACCAGTAATAATTAGATATATTCATAAGTTATTGTTTGCACAACGTTTAATGAATCTTTTTGATTGTTGGTTAGGTAATACATATTCGTTGATGGAAACATAATAAACATATTATTTTTAAGTTCTATATCCCAACTTCTTCCTTTACGTCTGTTATCTTCATAATGTATTCTAACAAAACAATCTTTAACTTTAACGCCGTAAAGCATAGTAAAGTCTGGAGAGTTACGTAAATCTACCGGATCAATATT